AGAAGATTTAACTTGGTTAATTAAATAAGAGGTAAAAAATGGCAGACGAAAATATATTAACGAGATTAGGAAAATTATTCCAAAATCAAATCGTAGTTAGAAAAACAGACGATGGACAAGTAAAAGTCAAAGATGTCGAGTTTTCTCAAACTGCATTAACATCAAATTTTATTGATAGATACAATAGAATTAATTCAAGTGGATATGGTGGTTCATCATATCAAGCTAAACAAAATGCAAATGCATATGACGTGGCTCGAAAAGAGTTGTTTAGAGATTATGAATTAATGGATGCTGACCCAATCATATCATCTGCATTAGATATTTATTGTGATGAATCTACGGTTGATAATATTGAAAACAGAATAATGAAAATCAAAACCGACAATCCAAAAGTCCATAAAATTTTACATAATCTGTTTTATGATATAATGAATATTGAATTTAATCTATGGAGTTATATAAGAAATATGGCTAAATACGGTGATTTTTATTTACATTTAGATATATTGGATAAACACGGAGTTGTGAATGTAAAACCTCTTTCAGTATATGAAGTGAATAGATTAGAAGGACATGACCCAAGTAATCCTAAATTGGTTCAATTTGAAGTTCAACAATATTCAGAAACAAGAAGAAGTAATAAACCAAATGATATTCACGAAAATTATGAAGTAGCTCACTTTAGAAATATGGCAGATACAAACTACCTACCTTACGGTAAATCAATGTTAGAGGGTGCAAGAAGAGTATTTAAACAATTAACTCTTATGGAAGATGCTATGTTGATTCATAGAATGATGAGAGCACCAGAGAAAAGAATATTCAAAGTAGACATTGGAAACATTCCACCGAATGAGGTTGATAACTTTATGCAACAAATCATTGGTAAGATGAAAAAAACACCTGTGATGAATGCAAATGGTGAATATAATTTGAAATACAATATGGAATCCATTACAGAAGATTATTATTTACCTGTTCGTGGTGGTGATAGTGGAACGAATATTGATACTTTACCAGGTTTGGGTAATGATGGTGCGATTGAAGATGTTGAGTATTTAAGAAACAAAATGATGGCAGCGTTGAAAATACCAAAAGCATTTTTAGGATATGATGAAAATGTAGGTTCAAAAGCTACATTGGCTGCTGAAGATGTAAGATTTGCAAGAACGATTGAAAGACTACAAAAAATCATTGTAGCAGAATTAGAAAAAATAGCTATCGTTCATTTATACACACAAGGATTTGATGATGCAGAATTGATTAATTTTGAATTAGAATTAACAAATCCATCAATGATACATCAACAAGAGAAGTTAGAATTATTAACACAGAAAAAAGAAATCGCTAATGACTTGATTGAAAACAAATTATTTTCAAGACAATGGATATATGATAATATCTTTGAATTAAACGACCAAGAGAAAGTGGATGTATTCAATGGTGTGATTGAAGATAGAAAACAAGCATTTAGAATGGAACAGATTGAAACTGAGGGAACAGACCCAGCCGAAGGTGGTGGTGAAGAACCAGATGGTGATGATGAGTTTGAAGAACAAGTCGGACAACATGGTGGTGATAGAAGAAGTGGAACTGGTAAGAAAGAATTTGGGAATGAATACTCAGCCAAAGATATAAAAGATGCAACAAAGTATGAAAGAGAACGATATGGTAAACGAGAGTTTAAAGGTGGTTCACCATTGGCTACATCAAAAGGTGGGACAATAGTTGCACGAGAGGGTTTGTTAAATCAGTTAAAAGGTAAGTTTGGAAAAGATTTAGACAAATCTATGTTAAATGAAGAAATAATTTTAGATGAAGAAGAATAAAATTGGGTTATTTAATAAAAACATTATATTTATATATGAATAATTACATATATAGTGACCAATTAAAATGGGGACTCGACAATGCGTAAAGTTAAACATAACAAAATCCGCAATACGGGTTTGTTGTTTGAATTTTTGCTAAGACAGATTACATCTGATGTGCTAAATAAAGACAATGGGCAGGCGGTAAAAATCGTTAAAGATAAATTTAACGAAAACACTGAGTTAGGTAAAGAATTAGCTCTATACAATATATTAATAACAAAGAAATTTAAGTCAGATACAAAAGCTGATTACTTTATTAATGAAGTAATGAAAGCTAGAAGTGATTTAAACAATTCTACACTTAGAAGAGAAAGATATAATTTAATTAAAGAGATTCAATCTAATTATAATTTACAAAAATTTATGTCTTCTAAAGTTCCAAATTATAAAACTTATGCATCTATTTTTACATTATTCGAATATAACAAATCTTTGTCACCAGACCAAAAAACAGAGTCATTTTTTAATATTGTGGAACATGTAACAACAACTGACAAATCTATTAAGTTATCAGAAACTGTTACCACTTTACCAGATGATGAAGATTTAAGAATCCTTACCTATAAAACTCTTTTAGAAAAGTTTAATCAAAAATATACAAAATTAAGTAAAGCTCAAAAAAACCTACTTAGAGAGTACATTAATAATATATCTAATACTAATTCTTTAAAAGATACTTTAAAACAAATTGTAAAAGGTTTAAAAGAAGATTTAAAAACTCATTCTAAAAATCTTAAAGACAAAGTTGTAAAAATCAAAATGAATGAAGCTATAAAATCTATTGACAAATTTTGCGGAGTGAATGATAAGTCCAATGTTGTTAAAGATGAGTATGTTGTACAATCAATGAGATATTTAGAACTATTAAAAGAGTTGAAAAAAAGTGGAAATAAAAAACAGAAAGTTATTTAAAGAGTTAGTAAAAAAACTAACTTTAGAACTCTTAGATGAAGAATCTTTAGAGGAAATATCAACTACTGCTGGTGTTGATGGGTATTCAACTCCTTTTGCTTTTAGTTCAAAAGAAGATGAAAAGAAAAAGAAAAAAAGATTAAAAAAGAGTACTGGTTATAAGTTTGTAACTGAAGCTCTTGATGATAAAGATTTAAAACAAATTACAAAATTAATAAGAAATGTCGTTGGTGATATATTAAGAGATATATGGCTTAAACGAACAGCCTGGAAATAGGAGATATTTAAATGCCAAATCCATTCGGAGTAAATCCTGATAATTCACAAAAACAATCACCTATATATACCTCTGGTACTACTAGATTTAGTCATGCAATTACACCTGATGCTCAAACAATACAAAAAAGACCAAGTTATGTTATTGTGAACAATGCAGGTAATTATTCATTTGCTTATGAATCAGGAAGTTATCCTGAAAATTATCTTACAGGTTCTGTTCTTGATGCAAATGGTCCAATTAGACTTGATATAAATCCTGTTGCTTGGGGTGGCACTAGTGTATCTAAAGGTGACATAACATTTGTATATGTGAGGGTTATGTAAATGCCTTTATATAAACAAGACCCAAATAATTCTAAAAAACAAGTACCTAATGTTACACCTAACGGAATACATAGGTATAGTTATGCAGTTACACCTGCCGCTCAAGAACTCGTAAAACGACCAACTTATGTTGTTGTTAATAATAGAAATTCAGGCGGTTACTATTTTGCTTATGATTCAGCTTCAGCTGCTGTTAAAACAGACACTTCAAATTATATTACAGGTTCTCTTCTTGATGCAGATGGTAAACCTGTTAGAATTGATGTAAGTCCTGTTGCTTGGAGAGCTGGAGCAGGTGCTAAAACTGGTGACGTAACATTCGTATATGTGAGGGTAAGATAATGAAAAATATAATAGTAGACTACATACCATTTGAAATAACACCACAACAAATCAATGAATCTATGAAAAATAATAATGGTAGATTGGTTGTTAAAGGTGTATTACAAAGAGCAGAAGCAAAGAATCAAAATGGAAGAGTTTATCCAAAAGAAACTTTGATGAGAGAAGCTGAAAAGTATTCATCTGTTCAGATTAAAGAAAGAAGAGCTCTTGGTGAATTAGACCATCCTGACTCGTCTGTGGTTAATTTAAACAATGTATCTCATAATGTATTGGAAATGCATTGGAAAGACAATGACTTAGTTGGTACTGTAGAGGTATTAGGGACACCAGCTGGTAACATTTTAAAAGAATTATTTAAATCAGGAATCAAATTAGGTATATCATCAAGAGGATTAGGTTCAGTAAAAGAAATGAATGAAGATGATTCAGTAGAGGTTCAACCAGACTTTGAACTTATTGCATTTGACT